TTCAATAACTTCAAATGTATGGTTTTCTACACCATACCCTTTTAATGAATTTAAAATTTTCCTTCCAGCTGAGCGTTTGGCTAATCTTTTATATTCTTTAAATCTTCGTTCAATATTAATACTTTGTCCAATATAAACTTTACCTTTTGGATTTGTAATTTTGTATATTCCTACCATACATTTTATTATAAATATATGGAAGGGCTAGCTTTTTTATTAGTTAGTAAAGGAAAGTTTTTATTTGTTTTGGTTTAACATTTTACTCCTCCTCTAAATTTCCTTTTTTCTTCTTTAATTACTTTTAATGAATCTGTGCCTACAGTATCTTCTTCTTTCGATCCAAACATATGTTGAGGTACCATATGACTACAATATATTTTATTCATTGGATTTTCTTCACTGTCTATGTATGGAGATGTTTCACAAATCACTCTATGAGGTTCTTGCCACATCGGATATGGAGTTGTAGGCATTGGTGCTAATGGAGGTGTAGGCCATTGTTTTGGAGGTACTGGGATTGTTGGGTTAAATAACCCAGGGGCTCTATCAGGTGTCTGTTTATCAAACACTAGCGCCAAATGATCTTTTATGATTTGGGTTTGTTTTTCGTCCAACGTTGTTGGATTCGCTACTTCCATAAACCCTTGTAGCCAATATGTAAATTGTTCTGTTGTCATATTTTTACATTTTTATAAAACGATAATTTGGTTGTCCATCCATATCTTTAACTACGTTATGCCATTCACTATACGGACGAGCATGGAATCCTCCAAATGAAAGTGATTTGTATATTACAAGTACTTCATTAGTGTCTGTATGATTACACATTGCTACAATTTCGTAAAGGCCACCTTTATAGTGTTGCCAACATTCTCCTGGTTTGGGGTAGTCTCCTTGATTATTTTGTTTCGTTTCCATATTTTTTTCTTAAATATTCTACCCAAGCGTCTTGTTTTCTACCATTAATAAAGAACCACCCCCAATTCAGTTCGAACCATCTGTTAAATTTGTACCACATATTGAATCTGCTATTAATTGTTTATATTTTGTTGTTGACCAACCATGGTCTCTGTTTAAATAGTGAATTGGAATATCTAAATCATCACCTGTAAATGGTTTGTCAATATAATCATCTCCTAAAAAGCGAACATCAAAATTCCCATCATGAAGCATCCAATACAACTCCTTTTCAGTATCATAAACTATAACTGTAGGAATATCTAATGCATATAACATTTCACGACGTTCTTTAACTGATAAAATGGGTTTTAATTTTTCGGGGCGTTCAATTGATGGATCTTTATGTAAATATACTACAAGATGATCACAATTTTTTCTACATTCCTCAAACATATGGATATATCCGGGGTGGATTACATCAAAATTTCCTGCTATAACTCCTACTTTCATAAGATTTTTAGGGGAAATATGCAAATATTTTTTTTAAAAACCTAATTTTTTTAAAATGTTTTATTTAGAGTACAGATATCTGAGTAGATAGAATTGTTAGTATTAGCAGTACCCCATTGGGCTGTAATTTCTAATGTGTTATCTATAGTTGTATCAAATGAAGAAGTATTTTTTGTACTAAAATTAATATTTTTAGAAAGCCCAGCAGCATCCTGAGTATATTGGAAATTCCCCCCAGTTGCAATTGATGCTGTACCCGCTGCTCCTATGTCATATATTGAAAAATAAATTTCCATTTTCCAATTTTTATTAGTAACTCCAGTCATTATTATTATTCCTGTATCTACTAATACAACACTATCACTTTTAACTTTAATTTGTAAAGTATCATTATTTTGCGCAGATATATGGCCTGTTAGTGTAGCATGAAAAGCATCTCCTTGAGTAAATCCACCAGCAGGGACTGAAAGTGTACCTGCACCTCTAGTAGCTAATATGGAGGATTCTTCTGTTGTGTTTGTTATAGGGGTACTTGAAGTAATTTGATTATATAAACCATAATTTATATTAGGTCTAATAAAAGATGCAGTAGCAGCATAAGAAGAACTTAATGAATTTAATGCTTTATCAGAATAAGAAGAACTTGATGCATATGATGAAGAACCAGCTAGATCTACTATAACATTATTGAGATATGTTGGATCAGGACCATTTCTGTCATCATATGTGTGAGTTTCAGTAGAATAAGTAATTTCTCCTGTTGAAGGGTTTATAACTCTTACTAATGGTATTTGTTGATTGTTTAAAAACTTCTCCATGTCATACTATAAATATTAGTATACTATGGTGTTATCTAAATCTCTTAAACGATTTTGAAGCTGTTCAATAGCAGGAGCTGCTTTTCTGCCTGATACTCCTGAACGTTGGATTTTTTCTATTTCAGTTTGAATAGATTGTTTTTCTTGTTCAATTATTTCTTTTGAAATAGATGGAGTTTCTATTACAGATTCATATTCAATTGGTTCATGTTCAATCGGTTTAGGCTCACCATAAATATTTATTTTAGGTTTACGTTGTTCAAACGCTTGATTTGTTGCTATAACAAGAGTTATAGCTAGCGGATCAAATACAAAAATTAACATAAATATAAACCAGTTAGCTACTGTTTTCACATCAGCTCCAGTAATTTCACTTACATATTGCACTGCACCCAATTCATTACCCTCACTTGCTTTAGATTCCATGTTTAAAATCTGAATGTCTAAATTTGTGATGGAATCATTTAAAATATCTATTTTGGTGGATAATTTATCTCTATTAGTTTGTGCACTTGTAAGTTGTGTTTCAAATGATTTACGATTAGCATTATTTGCCCTTGTAACTACTTGACCAGTTTTAGCATCTACTGATTGGGTGGTTGTATTTGTGGATAAAGCATTACGTAGCTGGGAAATATCTTTGTCTAGGGTTGTTTTTTCTTTGTTAAGTTCAAGTTTAATTTCCTCAAATCTTTGTTTTTTAACTTCTACATTTTGGATTTGTTTAGTTCCAATTTCAAGTTTAGCAATATTTTCTTGAAATCCTGTACTTAATAAACCATAGATTCCAATAGAAGTAATAATAGATAACAATACTAGTGCTATGGTCAAATATACTTTTAAAAGAGCATATGTTTTTTTCCATGCATTATGTAGATATGTTGCAATTGCAATTTTGGATACTTCCAAAAATGAACCCATTACAATTACAGGTATAGCTACACCGGTAAATACTACAGATAAACCAATTACGCTATAATAAGCGGCTGTTGTTGACAATCCTAGTGCACAAAACAGCAAAAACCAAGGTAAATATTTTTGTTGCATGTTTAAAAATATAAGGAGCCCCTATCGGGGCTCCAAGAATTTTTGAAAAAATTAATTACTTAATGTCAGCGGATTCAATTAATGTATAGGTAAAAGATTTACCATGGATAGTAGCTGCTTTACGACAAATAGACATAAATGCTTCAAAATCTGCTGCTTTTTTAAATACTTGACACCCTTCAGACCAGTTTTCTACATAAGTAGAATCTGCACCTGCTTTATGAATGTTAATTCCAAATACACCCTCAGCAATTTTTGTTTCATCATAAGTCATGTCACGGTTTGCATCACGATAAACTTTAACTGGTTTAGCTTGTTTTAGGGCTTCGTATTTTCCTTGATGTAAACCTAGGGTATGTGAACCTCTGTATTGGCCTTCAACTAAACGGGCAACACCTGCGGCGTTGTGGTATTCTTTAACACCTTTTTTACCAGGATCAGTTGTACAAGGCCATTGATGGAATTTCCACTCACCACCTTCTTTATATGAGACAGTCATCATGTCATCAAATACATTTGTTACAACTTGACCAGTTGCAGAGTTTCTAACTCCAACAATATTTACATCAAAGTCTTTTGCGCCTTCAAACCAAGCGTATCCTTTAGTTTTTACAGCAGCTTCTATTTGTTCTCTTGTATATGCCATTATTTAACGTATTCGTAATATTTGTATGTTTTTACTTTTCTATCTTCTAAACCATGAGTACCTCCGTTGATGCGTTTTGTTAATGCTA